CGGGATGACGATAGCGTCTCCCACACTCTTGGCGGAATCGTCAAGCGAGCGGGAAAATGCACGGAGCGGGGCGAGCTTGGCGGTGAAAGCCTTGAGGGCTTCCTGCGCGAAGATGGTGTCGTTGAATGAGACGGTGGCCATAGTGGTGTTATGTTAGGAGATTAGGATTTGGTGAGAGCTTTGCGGATTTCCGCTTTGTGAAGGTTGTAGTATTCCGTGCGTTCCGTGCCGCTGAGTTTGGCAAGTTCCGCGACGTGGTCGGTTGCTGCGCTGCCGGTGTCGCCAGTCAGGCTGACCGGGGCCGGGTGGCCTTGGGCGGCGAGCAGCTCGGCGGCCTTGATGGAGACCTTCTCGGCGGTGACTTCGACAGCCGCGGTGGCTTCGGCGAGCTTGATGTCGTATTCGGCGACCTTGGCCTCGAATTCTGAAAACTTGGCTTGCGCGTCGGATAGATCTGCCTGGAGCTGCGCGTTGACTTCCGAGAGGCCGGTCAGTTCCACGATCTTCGCTTGGGCGGATTCGAGGGTGGCGCTCAGGGTTTCAACTTCGGCAAGCGAGGCTTCGAGTTGTGCAACTTGGTCGTTGCCGGGGAAGAGTTTGGCGAGGATGCTCATATTGCCTTTTCCTTCGGTGTCAAATTCGGCCTTGGCTTTTCCGTTTTTGATGACGGTATCCACGAAGCCGTTGGCCTTCGCCTCGTCGGCGGTCATCCAGGTTTCCGCAAACATGAGATTGCGGATTGCTTTCAAATCACCGCCGGTGCGGTCGGCATAAATTCCGGCGATCTCGGAGCTGATTCCCTCCAGCAGATCGGCAGTTTTTCGGAAGGCGCGGGCGTCTCCCATGGCGATGGTGGAGGCTTCATGGATCATGATCCGGCTGCCCGCATTCATCCGGCGCTTGTCGCCGGCCATCAGGATCACACTGCCCATCGAGGCAGCGAGTCCGTTGACGGTGGTCGTCACCTCGACGCCACGGGCTGAGATGCCGCGCAGTGCGTTGTAAATCCGCTGACCCTCGAAGACGCTGCCGCCTGGGCTGTTAATTTCCACCTCGACGGATTCGAGCGCGTCGTCGGCAGCGCAAACGACGTTGTTGATCGACATGATGCCGACTGCTGACGGGCCGTAGAGCGCATCGAGTTCCTCGATCAGTTTGTCGGCGGAGTCCTTGTGGACGCCGTCATTCAGCCGGAGCTTCCCGGCGCGGTTTTCGATCTCAATCAGTTTCATCGGTCTTGGTGGTGGGTGGGTTTTCAGGGGCGTCCGGTGCATCCGGTTTCGCCATTTCGTTAGGGGTGAGCATCAGCAGTTCTCGCGGTTCGATCTCGATGCCGTATTTGTCGCCAACTTCCTTGGCGATGAGTTGGCGGGTGGCGGCCTCCTCGGCTTTCTCACGGATGACGTCCTTGTATTCTTTCCCCATCGCGGCGGTGATGTCGGATGCGGACTTGAAGCCGAGCTTATAGCTTGATTCCAACTCCTTCATCACGCGGCCATCGTCGATGGTGAGCTTAGGCGGGAAGGAAAAATCCCATCTCCACCAGTCGGCAGACTGCGGGAGGTCGCCGCGCTTCTGGGCTTTGGCGACTGCATAGGAAACGATGCGTTTGGCGGCGTAGCAAAGTAGGTCCTGGCGGTCCTCGATGGAGCGTTGGGCCATGGCGATCTCGGTGCGCTGGGCAGTGCCGCCGCCGACGCCGTGGCCGTTGTAGAAAGCATACGGCCAGTTAAGTCCTGCATACGCGGACTTGAGCAGCCGGTCGTGGAAATCCAAGAATGGATTGCCAGGACGGTTGTTGACGAGCGTCTCAATCTTGCCGCCGCTGTTGGATTTGAAATAGCGGACGGTGCCGCCGTCGAGCGTCTCGACGGTCATGCCCTTGTCGCCCGCCTCGTTCCCGACAAGCGCGTTGTATGGATCATCTGGGTCAGGGCCGCCGCTTTCGTTGTATTCGATGAGGCTGATGGAGCTCATCTGCATCATGGCGAGACGCTCCCACTCGGTGCTCTGAATGATGTCGCGGCAGTCGTTGATGCAGTGGGTGAGGGCTGTTAGTCCCCGGCCCTGATACTGCCACTCAGGATCATAAAGGTGGATGACGTTGGACGCCGGGAGCCACTCGGAGAGCTTGCCGTCCTTGTCTAAGAATGCGTATTCCTTGGCCTCGCCGGATGGGTAGTAGATGATGCCGTCCTGCAAGGTGCCGCCGCGCTGAGGTCCATCCTGGAGCCCGTTGGGGTTGCCGATGCGGTGGCTTGGGATGCCCTGGTATTGCGGGAAGCCGGTCTTGGTTTCCGTCAGCAGGATGAAGATCTCGCCGTCGGTGTCGATGGCGGAGGACCAGCCGAACAGGTTGGTCTTAAGATCGTGCATGCCACCGCGGGTGTCGCCGATGGCGTAAAAATTTCCGGTCAGCCAGTCGGTTGCGGCGTTGCCGAACTCGGAGTCACTGCCCTTGAATTGCGGGACGAATGCGCGGCCGACGGAATACATGCTCCGCTGGTTGATCGCGTTCTTAATCGGCCCGAAGTTGAGATAGATCCGGCGGGCGTGGCTCAGGAGTTTGACGCGGTCCACGGACGGGACGAGCTGCGCGATGTCCTTTTTCTCGATGGGCTCGTAGGGACGATGACGCGTGTCATTAGCGGCACGGGCGGCTTTGTAATTGATAGTGCGTCCGAACTCGTCCAATAGGGCCATGACAGGCGGCGGGTGTCAAAACCTGCCGAAGCTCCGCGACTGCTGCGGTACATAGCCGAGGTCGATCCACTCCATGGCGCGGCCCATGGCGGTGAGTGTGTCGGGGATGCTGAGGCCCATGGTCTTGCCCATCTGCACACCGTTCTTGGTCGCTTGGGTGATGGTTGCCAAGCCGCCGGGCTCCATGCTTTGAAGGATCAGGGCGCGGTGGTTGGTGCGGAGTTTGTTGGAGATCGTCGGGTCACACAGTCCCGCCCGCGCCCACTCCCGAGCCACCTGCAATGTTTTCGCGTCCATTCATGGACGGCGGGGTGTCAAACGTCGAATCCGGGGATGAGTTTGAGCATGAGCGCAGCAACGACCTGCATGGCCTCGACGTCGAAGGCGTGGTTGTTGTTGCGAATCCTGACCCACCGGAACTCGGCCTGCTTGGTCTTGGCGTTGACCATCTCGCGCTTGACCTCGCTGTCGATCTGCTTGAGCCAGTCCTGACTAACGTCGTCGGGGATGTGCCACGCCGCCGCCTGGCCGGTCCGGTGCGCGTGCACGATGTCCTTGATCCGGTCGGACGCCCAGTGCGCGTAGCGGGCGCGGCCGACGCCCGGCGCCGCCGCGTCCTGGAAGCGGGTGAAGGCGCGGTGGACGACGTCGCCGTTTTGTTTTTTGAAGGCAAAGGACTTCTGACCGGAGCCGTGGAGCGCGGTCCAGTCCATGCGGGCGCAGGCGGAATAGACCTGGTCGGTGTCATACTGGGCGTCGATGCAGACGAGCTTGGGCGCGATACCATAGCGCAGCGCGAGATCATGCACGCCGTCGAAGGTCTCGATCCGGCCATACCATAGCAGCATCGACTCGCCGTTAGCCCGCCAGGCGCGGATGCCAGCCCAGAAGTGGTCGCGTTGTTTGTCCACCACCAGGAACCGCTGCGCTTCGTCCTCGATCTTTTGCTTCTCGGCATACTCGCTGACGAGGTAGCCATTGCCTATGAGCGCGGTCCGGTTGTCGGTGAGGTCTTCTTCCCATGGTTCCGCGAGCCGCTTCTGAATAAACTGCCGGAGCGGGTCGAGGTTGCCGACACGTTGCGCGGCCTTGGCTTCGAGCCATAGCAGGACGATCTCCCACAGCGGCTTGCGCCAGTTGCAAAGGACGTTGTAGTGGAAGCCGACGTGGCCGGGTAGTCCCTCGGCGGCCGGCACGTAGCAGGCAGCCTCGGCGAGCGCGCGCCGCGGTTGGGGCGAGTCGGCGCAGGTCCAGTCACAATCAGCGTTGTCGCACTTGAGGTGCGCGGCCTGCGCCCGAGCTAACGTGTCCAGATTCTCGTCGCTGGGATAGACGACGTTGCACCATTTCCACGGCTGGAGGGTCTGGCACTTCGGGCAGGGGAATGAGAACTCCCGGCGGTCGGTGTGCTGCCAGGCTTTGTCCAGCTCGTCGCCCTTGGACCCGGCCTGCGAGAGGATGAAGAACTGCCGGTTCCATCGGTCATGCAGCCGGCCGCGTGCTTCGTTGAGCATGCCGGGGCGGTATTGCCAGGCCTCGTCGCAGAAGACGCGGCGCATGGATTTGGATTGCAGACCGGAGAGGTTCGCGCCGGTCAGGAAGAGGCTCATCGACGGAAAGAGGATTTCCATCTTCCTCTTTTTGTGCCG